AATTAAATTACTATCGCAGCATCAACAGGACAAGCCAGTAGGTCGCGCTATTAGTTTTAGCGACTCTACCGAAGGCGTATACGGATCGTTTAAGCTTTCGAGTAGCACTCGAGGACAAGATGCACTCGTATTAGCGCAAGAAAATCTCGTATCCGGCCTATCCGTTGGGGTGGATGTAACCGCCTCGAAGCCGATGGGTGATTACTTGCTTGTCACGGCTGCCGTCCTCAAGGAAGTGTCGCTCGTCGAGAGCGCCGCATTTTCTAGCGCATCCGTCGATGAAATTATGGCGGCGAGAGCTGCTATCGAAGCTGCAACAAGTACAAAAGAAAAAACAACTACTATTTCTACGACTATCGTAGAGATCGAAACCGAAACAGAAACCGAAAGCGAGGAAGCTGTGACTACAGCCCCAGAAAATACACCGGAGGAAACCCCGGTAGATACACCGGTCGAGGCTGAAAAAGTCGAGGCCGCTCGTAAGATCATCCGTCCAAGTGTTTTAGACTCTCAGAGACTACGTACACCTATCACATCAATGGCCTCATACACAGAGCACAAAATTAAAGCTGCTCTAGGTAATGATGACTCGAAGCTTTGGGTAACTGCAGCCGATGACAGTTTTTCTACAAACCCTGCATTTAATCCAACACAGTACCTAAGTGAGTTTGTATCAAATACCAATTTTGATACACCTATGATTAATGCGCTATCTCAAGGCGCCTTGCCACAAAGTGGTATGACGATTCAAGTACCCTCACTCGTTACCTCAAGTGGTGGCCAAAATGGCGTAGCACCGGTTGTAACAGTAGAGGCCGAGGCCGGAGCTGTTGCAAACACAGGTATGGTTACAGAGTACCTAACAGGTACCGTTAAGAAATATAGCGGTATGAATACGCTCTCTGTCGAATTGCTCGAAAGATCAGATCCCAACTTTTATGCAGAGCTTACAAATCAGTTACAGCGAGCTTATTCTCTAGCTACTGATGCTGCGGTAATCGCAGACGTAGTAGCCGGTGGAGTACAAGGTACAGCTGTAGCAGCTACAAGCGCCGGCATCATTTCATACGTATCTACAGAGTCAGCAAACGTTTACAAAAACACTAGCTATTTTGCTCGTAACTACGTAGCCGGTCCATCACAATGGTCTCTATTAATGGGAGCTACAGACTCAACAGGCCGTCCAATTTACAACGCTGCGGCACCTATGAACAGCGGCGGCTTATCTACACCTACATCGATCCGTGGCAACGTGCTCGGACTCGATCTATACGTAGATCACCAAATGGTTGCAACTACTATCGATGACTCAGCGTTTATCGTGGCACCGGAGGCGATGACTGTTTACCGCAGCCCACAGGCTTATATGTCTGTAAACGTAGTATCAAACCTACAAGTACAAGTAGCTATCTATGGCTTTATGGCAACGATCGTAAAGATGCCTAAGGGTCTAGTCCGTTACAACTTAACGTAATAAACCTAGTAGTCGGGAGGGCTTATAGCCCTTTAAGCCCTCCCGGCCTTTTTATTTAAGGAGACAAAAGTGCCGGCATCATACGTAACGGAGCAAGAGTTACGCGATAACCTCGGGATCCAAGATTTATATCCGGATAGCGTGGTCGAGGAGTGCTGCCAAACGGCGCAAGATTTACTCAATCAATTTTTGTGGTTTGACTCAGCTCCGGTAGTAGGCACCGTTTTACAAAATAACGTAGCTACAATTATGGTTGCTAACCCGTTTATCTTTACGACCGGGGAGTCCATAACCTTGAGTGGATGCGGCTCAACTTTTAACGGGACTTATACAATTACCGGGACTATGCCGTTTAGCGCCGGGACCGCTAATAATTTCCCGTTTATTAACTTTAATACTTTTACAGCTACATACCCTGCCGGCTTTAGCTTTGTGCAATATGCGCGTACAGCTGCAAACGAGAATTTTAGACGTGTACTACCTTACGGCCAAGCTCTAGGAGTAGACACAAAAACTACAGCTTACGCAGCTACCCCGGCTGTACGTCAAGCTGCAATGATCCTAGCCGTGGACATATGGCAAGCTCGCCAAGTCTCACAGACCGGCGGCGTATCTATCGACGGCTTTAGCCCAAGCCCCTACCGCCTCGGTAATAGCATGATCGGCAAGATCAGAGGGTTATTAGCCGGATACCAAAATCCTTTAAGCATGATCGGCTAGCCAATGACAGCCCCGATTACAACTCTTAGAGCTAGCGTAGCTGCGGCCTTAAATAATCCAAACGTATGGAATACCTATAGCTTTCCGCCTCCCACTATTACCGCTAACTCGGTTATCGTGGTCCCGGCCGATCCTTATATTACGCCAAGCAATAATGACTATATAGCTATTTCACCTATGGCTAACCTGCGCGTGATCTGCAACGTGCCTATGTACGACAACCAAGGTAATTTACAGGGCATCGAAACTTTAGTGTGCGCTGTGTTTAAGAAACTAGCAGCCTCTACTATTGTAATGAATATTGGCAGCGTTAGCGCGCCGTCGGTATTAAGTGTACAGAGCGGCGATTTATTAACGGCATCTATCGACATATCAATACTAACGAGCTGGGAGTAACTAATGGCATATACAGAGGATGATCTAAAGTTTTTGCGAAAGATCGGGCAGATCGTAGACGAACCTGCACCAATCAAAGTAGCAAAAGAAAAACCAACACCAACAACAACAACAACCGAAAGCGAGGAATAGGCCATGGCCATATTCTTAAGTAATGGAGTGGTCGTAACCCTTAACTCGGTCGATCTCTCAGATCACGTAACGAGCGCCACGATTAATAGGGTCTTTGAAGAATTGGAAATTTCTGCGATGGGCGACACAGCTCGACGTTATACCAAGGGCCTCGAGACCTCAACGATTACGCTAGATTTTCTAAACGATACAGCTACCGGTGAGGTACTACAGACTCTCCAAGCTGCGTGGGGTACTACTGTGCCTATCACTCTCAAGCAAACAAGCGCAGCTATCTCAGCTACTAACCCGGAATATCAGACCACTATCTTGGTAAATAACACTACAGATATTAACGGCGCTGTCGGAGATATCTCGACTCAATCAATTACGTTTACCTGTAACTCAGCTATCGTAGTAGACACAACCGTATAACCAACTAACAAAGGGGCAAAAAATGGCACGACTCAAAATAACAAGGGCTACCGGTGAGGTTACTGAACATCAGATAACTCCACGGATCGAGTACGCCTTTGAGCTCTACGCTAAAAAAGGTTTTCACAAAGCCTTTAGGGACGATGAAAAACAGACCGACCTGTTTTACCTTAGCTGGGAGTGCTTACGCACATCCGGCGAAAGTGTTAAACCTTTCGGAGCCGATTTTCTCGATACATTATCTAAGGTCGAGGTCTTAGACGATGAACCTTTAAGCTAGGGCGAGACTCTTTAACCTATTTAGTAGCACAGCTATCAATACGGTTAGGGGTCTCGCCTCAAGCGATACTCGATCTCGATACCGAGATGTTTAGGATGTTAATAAAAGTGCTTAACGATGAAGCTAAGGAGGCGGAAAATGCCCGTAAATCTAGACGGCGTTAAAGAGACTATCCGCTCTCTGCGTAAATTCGACCCCGAGCTACTTAAAGAGATGAATAAAGAGATCCGGGCCGTGATGGTGCCCTTGCGCGATAAAGCTCGAGGCTATGCACCGTCTCCGGTCCCGGGTAATCTTTACGGGTGGAACGAGAACACCGTAGGCAAGAAAATCACAGCTCGTAACTCAGCCTTTAGAACCTTTAACACCGAGGGCCGTCTACGGCTCTTTCCGCTTTACGATCACGCTACCGTGGTAAAAGGGATTTATTATTCTCAAGCTCCAAGCAAGCGTAATAAAAACGGATGGCGAGCGCTTTACTTTGTAGGCAATAGATCAGCTGCCGGCTCAATCTACGAGACAGCCGGGCGAGCAAACGAGCCATCTAATAAAGGCTACCGATCTAATAACCCTAATGCCGGCGAGCACTTTGTTAGCCGTATGGGACCGCTCTACGGAGACAAGCAATCCGAGCGCGGCCGCATGATCTTTAGAGCGTGGAAAGAGGACGAGGGTAAAGCCGAGCTAGCGGTAGTAACGGCTATTAGCAATACGATTAACGCCTTTAATCAAGGCCGATACGGGCTAGGTGCGTAATGGCTAATCTACCAAGTCTATTAATTAATGCTGTAACTACCTTTGACGGCAAGGCCCTAAGTAAAGGGCAGACACAGATAGCTAAATTTCAGCGACAACTAAAATCTCTAGCTAGTACTTTTGGCGTAGCTTTTGGTGGAGCTGCTCTCGTTGCATATTCTAAAAAATCTATCCTTGCCTATGGAGATCAGATCCAAGAGGTTAAGCGCCTTAATGCAGCTGTTAGTAACCTTGGCCTAGCTTTTGCTAGCGATGATATTAATAAATATATAGACAGCGTAGAGGCTGCTACCGGTGTAAACCGTGACCTTTTGCAACCATCTTTTATAGCTCTATTACAAGCTACGGGATCTGTCACTAAGTCTCAAGAGATCCTAAACGTAAGCCTTAATGCCGCAGCCGGCTTAGGCGAAAGCGTAGCCTCGGTATCGGAAAAACTAACCCAAGCCTATCTAGGTAATACCCGAGGCCTACGTACTCTTAATTTAGGCCTTAGTAAAACCGAGCTGCAAACCGTTAGCTTTGAGAAAGCTATGTCTATTTTACAAGCTCGCTTTAAGGGCCAAGCTGCTCTAGAAGCTCAAAGCTATACGTCTCAGATGGCCAAGCTCGGCATTAAAGCCGAGGAGGCTAGCGAGATCATTGGTAAGGGTTTAGTCGATGCCCTTAAAATTCTAGGCGGTAGCAACGATATTAAAGAATTAACCGATGATATAGATCGAGCAGCTACAAGCACAGCTAAGTTAATTGTAGAGATGGCTAAATTAGGCCAAGAAATTAAATCATCTTTTGACCTACCGGCTAATCTCGTAACCGAGTTTATACGCAAAACGCAGCCTCTCGTAGATCTCATAGTGCAGGGTGATCCATCCGGCTTTATGAAAAAGCCAAGAGCTAGCGCTCGTAGATTTTTTACCGGTGGGAGTACTGGACCTACAGCTAACGATAGAGCGGCGGCTAAAGCCG